TGAGGTCGATAGAGAAGCTAAAGAAAATTGAGAAATAGGAGATAGATAATGCCAGAAAATTCATTATATGGAAATATTGCAAAGAAACGTAAGCGCATCAAAGCTGGTAGCGGCGAGAAGATGCGTAAGCCCGGTACAAAAGGCGCACCAACTGCGGGTGCATTTAAAGCGGCAGCTAAGACTGCCAAAAAGAAAAAGAAGAAATAACATGAGTGAAGCAATGAAAAAGCTCCAAGAAAAAATTGGAGTAGGCGCTGATGGGCATTTTGGTAAGAACACTGCAAAGGCCATCGCAAAACACTACGAGCTATCTAATGAGAGAGCTGCGCATTTGATGGGTCAAGCAAGCCACGAAAGCGGTCACTGGCGTCATACAAGGGAAAATTTAAACTATAGCGCAGACAGTATGATGCGTGTATGGCCTAGCCGCTTCCCTGACTTAGCGTCTTGCGAAGGTTACTCGCGCAATCCATCAGCTCTAGCTAACAAGGTTTACGGCGGGCGCATGGGGAACAACACTGAAACTGATGGCTCAACTTATATTGGGCGCGGATTCTTGCAGTTGACCGGGAAGAATAATTACAGGTTATTCAGCTCTGACATGGGATTACCTGAGATAATGACAGACCCTGATTTGGTATCCACAGATTATGCATTTGATACAGCATTGTGGTTCTTTGAGAAAAACAAGTTGTTTAACATTGCAGACGATGGTGTGAATGACGAGACAATCTTAAAAATCACACGCCGAGTCAACGGTGGAACACATGGAATTGTTGACCGGACAGGCGAGACAAACAAGATTTATGAATGGCTCAACGCATAATAATAATGTTGGTAGAGCTGGTGAATTTCTAGCTCTATCAAGATTATCTTTTGCTGGCATTTCATGCATCTTGGTTCAACACGAAATTGATGATGCATACTTGAAAACGCCAAGCGGTAAATTGCTGACCCTACAAGTTAAAACAGCCAGCAGAAAATCAGGCAATCTCACACAATATAGATGGAATACGCAGCCTGTCAGGGATAAGAAGTCTGATGTGTACGCTTTGGTGGCATATGATATAAAGAAAATATATTGGGCTAGAGGTGATGATCCAGTAATAAAGAAAACATCAACTCGTTTATATCCAGAAGCATTTGACAATGAAGAACAATTATTAAAGCAAGTTATAAATAGCTTTATAGATTAAATAAACTGCTTGAATGTAACTCGCATAAACAATATTAAAACGTGTGGGCAATGTCGGGCAGATCGTTGCTCACACGAAATCAATGCATTGTACCACCATCAAGTATACTTTGATCATGTAGTTCAATAATTAATTCTGCCAATGCCTGCATAACTGTCCTTTGATCTGTAATTAACAATCTATCAGAAATATAATCGCACAATAAGTCTAATTCCTCATCAGCCTCTAACGTATTTTCACACGTTAAATCTAATGTAAGTCTTATGTTAAATTCTGACACAGCCTTGCCTTATAAAAGTGGGCTGTGCCGAAGAGGGAGGGAGAAAGACACAGCCCTAGTAAAGCGGATTACACTGAGCAATCAAGTGTAGGAGGAGGAGAAAACCCGCTTAATTAAGCATAACCTAAATGTACTACTCTTTGCAAGATTCAATCATCTCCGCAGCCAATGCAGCATAACCAGCTGCATCTGTGCTAGAATCAATATGGCCTCCATTACGCAATCTTGCCATTTTAAGTAAAACCATCATATTACAAACATCAGATGCATCAACTTTATGTCCCATGTAACTTGTCCACATTTCTGCTATTGTATTAAAGTTTTCCTTTGGCGTGCCATAATCTTTTTCCCTGTCACCATTAATTAAATTTAAAGCCTGCATTAAAACATCTGATCTAATGTTATTATATTCCTTCATCATTCAATCCCTTGTTTGGCTTTTCCACTATTGTCGGTAAACCACATAAACCCGTCATTCATTGCTATATGACCTGATCCCATAAGTGAAGTAAGAGCCTGCTTATAGCTTGTTTTAGGATTACTTGCACTGCTACATTTTCCTATAAAGTGATCCTTAACAGTTTCCTCCGATATAATGTGGAATACTCTTGGTTCAGGCCACCCAACGCCAGCAGGGTTTGGATTGCCTAATCCTTCTGACCTAAGCTGCTTGAAGACACTGCGTAACAATGTTTGATTTTTACCTTTAATCTGCGGGCGACTTGCTTCTGCAATTTCATCTGATGATGCTTTTTCTATTACACATGTTGTAACAGCATCCCCATCATCATCATGCCCTAATTCAATTACTTTTAATTTAAAATTAAATACCGCGCCAGTTTCCATATCTCTTTGTTTGGTGGCTTTTGCAGAGCGCAAACCCGTTTCTTCATTATAATCTAATTCAATTTCTGTGTCAGTCGCAGCTCGCAGGGAACTATGTCCCCTTGCGCCTGCTGCCTTATCCTTACCAGAGTGATGCACAGTAGCAACATGCGCTCCAGTAAGCTCACGTAACTTGTCACAGTTTCCAATAAACTTTGTCATATCTTCTGGGCTATTTTCATTAGCACCTGACATAGCTCTTGATAATGTATCTATTACAATCATCTTAACAGGGCCATGTATACGTGTAACTTCACGACATATCTTGCCAAGCACATTCATATCAACATCTGCATCAAGCATATTTACTGGTGATGGCCTTACAGCTAATTTAACGTCCTTATGAAAGGAATAATGCTGCCTCATAGCCACAACTCTATTATGGAATGCCATACCCCCTTCTGTGGCTAAATATAAAACACTGCCGCCAGAAACTTTATTATTATTCCACGCTTCATTGGCAGAGATATGCCATGCTATATCTAAAACAAAGAAAGATTTACCCACGTTTGATGGGCCATATATTACTGACATCTGGCCTTCACCAAACCAACCCTTCATAAGATAATTTCTGGATAGCTGTGGTTTAGCATCATATGGAAAGAATACCTGGTTAATTACGCTTTCTATCTTTAATGCTTGTGCTGTAGCTTCTGGCCCACGCTCAAGCCACATATCAGAATAATCCCATCCTTCTATATCTGGTATAATATATTCTATTGCGTGATCTTCTTGCGCTCTTTCACATGCTTTTCTGCCGGCTTCATCATTATCACCTGCCACAACAAACGTGCAATCAGGTTTAGCCTGCAAAAGATTATCAACAACTGCTGGTATATTGCCTGCATTTAATGCAAACACACATGGCTTGCCTGTCGCTTCATATATTGTGGCGGCTGTTGCCCATCCTTCAGCTACATATGCAAAATCAACTATTTGACCGCCAATCACACTAAAGTTTCCTGTTACTGGCATTTGATATGAAAACTTCTTACGCCCTTCGGGTGTAATAAGTTGATGGCCTACACGTTTACCTTTCGGATCAATGATAGGTATGCATAAGTTATCACCATCAATGATTGCATTATTTAAATTTAATTTCTTTTTATCAAGGTAAGGGTGTGTAATGCTCGTATCTCTTTCAGGCCACTGTATATTATCAATGCGTTCTACTTTTATATCACTTACATGATTTTCTGTAGGCCAAAGAGACATATCCCTCATTCTATCTTTTATCTCCTTGAAATCATTACATTTTCTACAGTGAACTAATACTTCACTATTATGTTGTTTAATCCAAAACCTATCTTTGCCAGCACAATTAGGGCAAGCACCATGATATTCACCTTTAGAAGTTCTCTTTAACTCCAATCCCTGTATTATCTTTTCGCCATATTCTGACCAATTTGCTGTTGGGAACTTGCTTTCTGTTTTATTATTATGTATCATCTATTTATTCCTTTTGTTTTGGGGTATTTCATGCCTCTCTCTTAACCTTGTGCAAATTTTAAGAGAGAGGCAATTTTTTATCTAAAACGGAATATCATCATCAATATCTACATTAGACGGTGCTTGTGAAGCTACACTTGCTGCGAATGGATCATATTCTTGACCATTAACTGGTTGTGCTGGCTGTGTATTGCTAAACACTGCATCTGAGTTAGGCGATACGAAACCATCTACTTTATCAAATGGATCATCTCCACCCTCTAATTCAGCAAGCTCCAATACTTGTACTGCCCGCAAACGTAATGAAACTCCATTCAAACTACCAGTGTTATATGGCACTATCATAACTGCAACATTAACTTTAGAATTAGTTGTCAGCATAAAATCATCTGGCAATCTATTACGTGCTGCATCTACTTGTTTTGGTGGCTGTGTAACATCCCCACCATATGATCCTTTTAGCTTACATTTACCAACAATATCATTATCTGCGTTGCGCTTATATGGTAAATTATTTGGCTTATCAGGCCACTTACGTTTTGTATCCATTGCCGCCGCATTTGCATATGCCTGCGAGCAAACTTGATGTAACTCCTTTGCTTGTGCTTCATCTAATTTAAATGACATTTCAAAAGCTGCGCCCTCATCAAGTGCATGGCACTTAACGCTCTTGTTCTCTTGTGTGTCAAATTTATATGTACCATTTAGTCTAGGGTACAGTGCGGTTACACCGCTTATCATATGTTGCATTATTTTGTCTCCTTTAAGTTATTAAACCAATCCATCAAATCCTCTTCACGCCAACCAACTGCAGCGCTTTGACCTTCTTTAAAATTTAATTTAATTGGCTTTGGAAAATGCCCTTCCTTTACCCAAGTGTGAAGTGTAGACCTCCCCACACCAACCCATTTTTGTACCTCTTTTCGACGTAGTATTTGCGGTAACATTATGTTTACCTTTCCTTAAAAATACGTGACACCCTCACGCTGGGATAAATTATATCTCGCCATCCAACCAAGGTGGTAGAGATATTGTATCTAAGTCAGGCCAGCCAGTGCTAAAATCACCAGTTTCTTTTGCCCGTTTTATCTTATGTAATGTTTGCATCATTCCTTGGCGTGCATACCTATCATATTTATCTGACAATTCGTAACACGCTGTTGCATGTGGTTTTTCTTTTTCAATTGCGATAAATATAAAATTGGAAATCTTAATACCTTCAATCTCTAAACAGTATTTGTAAAAGCTTTGTTGCATAGAATAATTAAAATTCCTTAAAGCCTTAGAAAACCCGTTCAAGCTTGCATCTTGGCAAGTCTTTATATCAAGAATTAAGCCAGCAGATGCTAAAAACCCATCTGGCCTAGTTTTAAGTCCTAATCCAGTTTCAGGACACGTTACAAAGAATGATGCTTCTGCTATCAACTCTTTGTTGTTCAATAATTTAGCTGCCATAGGGTGGGTTAAACACTCTTCAGCCATGTCACATGCTAAATCATAGTCAGCCTCGGTCAGGAGTAGTTTATTTTGCTTCTCAGCGTCTTCTTTGGCTTCACTCCACGCCTTACCGCGCCTTGTCTCTGGCCCACGTACAATTAATTCTTTCTCTGGCTCAAGTAGCATGGCATGTACTGCCGTACCTAAATCAAAAGCAGGGTTTTCTTTGCGTACTTTACCCTTCCAGTGACGTAATGTTGTGCTGGCTACTGCCTTTAAATCACTTGATGATATATTCTCATGTGCATGATATTCTTCATTGCTCATTTTATTACTTAAAATCATAGTCATAGACTATCCTCCTATCTTAGTTGTTCTGCTCCATATAATGCGATCAAAGCGGCTTCTGCACGTCCATCATCTTTGACCCTACTAAATAAATTTGCATACTGTGGAAAACGCTCAACAGCTTTACTTCTGCTTACACCCTTATCCCTATTTAAACCAAAGTATTTCTTCCATTTTGCAGGCGTTACATAATGCATAGGATGCTTGTTAGCTGCAATACATGCTTGAAGCATTCCATAGCCCTCACCAAACCTAAATACACTTGATACACCCTGTCCAGGCATTGCACTTACACGTTCCACAACTGCAAACCTGTTTTTTGTTTCAGGCTCAAGCAGGTTAAGCAATGCATGACAGTCTATAATATTCTTGCCAGCATGATTTAACATTATTGGCATATCGTGGATTTCGAGTTTATTGGCTTCAGGCCAATAAATCGCAATCGCACCACTATATCCTGGATCAATACCAAATATTGAAAGCATATTAATCTTCCTTTGGTGGGCTTACTTCAACACCTTGTTTTGTCACTTGCATAAGCGCCGCCATACGAACATATGCTGTGAATGATAATCCGCTTTTATGTGCTGCCTCACTTATTGCTTGATCTTGGCTATCACTAAAACTAATTAGTCTTTTCTTATCCATTTTTGTTCTCCATTATAAATTACAGTTACTTATATATATAATTAATATTGATGCAATATATTATTCATCATTTTTTTTAAAATAAACGTATCTTAATGTTTTCTTACCACCAATTGATCCAATAAATGCTGGCTGTTTTTCATTATCTCTATGAATAAAACCTTGGTTAAAAAGTACATTTAATTGCGGTGCAACGTATGAAACGCTTAACCCTGTATTTCTGGCAATCATAGACGTTGTATATCTGCCACCACGATCAATTGATTTTAAAATACGCTGTTGTTTAGCAATCTCATGCTTTGCGG